TACACCACACCACAACAACGCACATGGGTAGGGCTGACAAAAGAAGATATTGACTACCTTGGAATTCATACCACGGACACGCACCCCGAAGATTTTAATAGGTATGTAGAAGCCAAACTAAAGGAGAAGAACACATGACATCAACAGGACACGAACCAACATACACATGGTCTGAAGTTCAAAAACAAATTGAAACCGCTGTTAAGCACGACAGAAAACAACGCACATGGGTAGGGTTGACTAAGAAAGACATAGACAAGGCATGGGAGTGGGCGCAAAAAAGTTCACCATATGGGGTAACCAGAATTGAAGTCTTTGCAAAAGAACTTGAAGCAACCCTCAAGGAGAAGAACACATGATTCTTAACCAAGGCAAAGTCGCTGGCGGTTTGGCAGAAGAACTGTTAGAAGTGATACACAAGTATGACGAGACGCTATACATGGCAACCGTGATTGGCGTATTGGAGTTGGTGAAACAACAGTTGATTAACGAGAGTATGGAGAACAATGATGCTTGAAACAATCGCATGGGCAGTAATGCTACTTGTCATGGGCGGAGCAATCGTAGTGCTTATCGGCGTAGCAATCTTTATGTTGAGTAAAGACTAATGAAATGTCCCATCTGTAACGCTTGGTCGACAGTTAAAACAACTAGAGAATCGCCCACTTTTGGGCATACACGAAGGAGAGAATGTGGAAACGAGCACCGATTTACAACCAAGGAAGTCTTTATCCCGCAAGAGGCAATTGATGAAGAACGAAGAACACATATCAAAAATATGCAAGAACGATTGGAGTCCGTTCGAGCGAGTAGACGGAAAGATTCTAGAAAGGCTACATAAAAAACTATTGAAACATCAAACACCACCCCAACTTGAACAAGCCCCTTTTTAATTTAATGGAGAAAACTATGGCAACAGCAAAAAAATCAACAGCGTTAAACGCAAAAGTTCGTAAGTATTTAGCAAAGTACCCAAATGCAAAAGCACAGGTAGTCGCCGACGCCACTGGTGCAACAGCGCAATACGTACACAACATTCGATACATGGATAACAAGAAGCAAGAACTATTGTTACCACAGATCTTGAAGACAAAAAATAAATGGAAGTTTATGGAGGCAGTAACAAGCGATACGCCTATAGCTGACTTGGCTTACGAAGTAAGTAAGGGTAGGTCTGAGCAACGCATAGCTGAATTAGTAGATCACCCCGCACATTACAAAGTGGGCGGTATCGAGACTATTGACTTCATCGACGCAAAAGAGTTTGGCTATAACCTTGGCAACGTAGTTAAATACATTAGCCGCGCCGACCACAAAGGTAGTCACTATGAAGACCTATGCAAAGCACGTTGGTATCTGAACCGCGAGATTGCTAAGTTCTCACCACAGCCAGAGGTGACTAAATGACTACAAAAGCAAAAGACGACGACCGCACCGAGTTACATCAGTACGCTGTTTATAAATTAAATGGTATCACTTACCTACCACACTACCGAGATGTGAAGAGATACGTTGGCCCGGGATATCCAAGACATAACAAGAATGTTTATACGGTAGCAGAGTTATTTAGTGCTGGGGCTACACCATCTAATGCGTTTCTTTGGAAGCGTTCCGAGTATGGCATTATGAAAGTGAGTAGCGTATGAAGATGAAAGGTGTAAGTGCGGACGTACAGAAAGCATGGAACCTTATGTCCATGCACAACAGCGAGTTGCTATTAGAAAACGCCGAGTTAAAACTACGGATAGCGCACCTTGAAAGTCGTATACCTCTAATGGATAGGGCGTGCATTGGTTTGGTAGATGTGTGGTACGACCTAAAGCATTGGTGGATTAACAGAAAGATTGCATGAACCTGATTGCACTTGACTTCGAGACGTTCTATGACAAAGACTTCTCTCTATCTAAACTGACGACGGAGGAATACATTCGTGATGATCGCTTTGAAGCCATAGGCGTTGGCGTTAAATTAAACGACGAGGAAACTGCGTGGTTTAGCGGGGACATGAAAGCCACCAAAGAGTGGCTTATGCAATTTCCTTGGGATGAGTCTTTTCTTCTTGCGCACAACTGCATGTTCGATGCCGCGATTTTGTCGTGGCGGTTTGGCATTAAACCAAAAGTTCTTCTTGATACTCTAGCAATGCTTCGTGCTGTTGACGGCACTGAGGTAGGTAATAGCTTAGCAAAAGCCGCCGAGCGTTACGGCTTAGGGGTCAAGGGGACTGAGGTTGTTGCGGCAATGGGTAAGCGTCGCGCCGACTTCACTGAAGCAGACCTAAAACAATACGGTGAGTATTGCAAGAATGACGTTAACCTAACTCATTCTCTATTCCAAATCCTGCAAGCAAACTTTCAAAAGCCTGAGCTACGCCTAATAGATATGACTTTGCGTATGTTCACAGAGCCAACCTTGCGTCTTGATCTACCAGTACTTGAACAGCATCTTGTACAAGTACAAGAGAAGAAGGAAGCCTTGATCGCTGAGGCATGCGCCGACCGTGAAGTTCTTATGTCCAATCAGAAGTTTGCTGAGCGACTGATTGAGTATGGTGTTCCACCACCCATGAAGGTTAGCCCCACGACAGGAAAGATGGCGTTGGCTTTAGCTAAAAGCGATGAAGGGTTCAAGGCCCTAGCAGAGCATTGGGACGAGCGAGTGCAAGCGCTTGTGGCCGCACGCCTTGGGACAAAGTCCACACTAGAAGAGACACGTACGCAAAGATTTATCTCCATAGCGAAGCGCGGTAGCCTTCCAGTACCGTTGAGATACTATGCCGCACACACAGGGCGTTGGGGCGGGGACGACAAACTTAACTTGCAGAACATACCGCGCAAGTCACCTCTCAAGACTGCTATCGTAGTACCCGAAGGCTACATCATGATTGACGCCGACTCCTCACAGATCGAAGCGCGGATCGTTGCATGGCTAGCAGGGCAAGCCGATTTAGTAAGTGCGTTCGCAAAAGGTTTGGACGTGTACAAGATCATGGCGGCAAAGATATATAACAAACCAGTTGAAGAGATTGATGATGCCGAAAGATTTGTGGGTAAGACTACGATTCTTGGTGCTGGCTACGGAATGGGTTGGAAGAAGTTTCAACTACAACTAAAGAACTTTGGGGTAAGTTTGGGCGACAACATGTGTCAACATATTTTGAAGGTGTATCGCCAAGAGTTTCCCTATGTCCCTGCGTTATGGGATGAAGGACACAACACACTTGATGCGTTGTCAAGTGAAAAACTTGTTACTACTACATTTGGGAAACAGCCACAGGCAGTAAGCGTTCTTCCCGGAATTGGCTATGATCTACCTAGCGGTTTACCTCTCAAGTATATGAATCTGCGTGCCACTGAAGTTGATGATCGGGGCCGAGCACAGTACGTCTACGATACACGCAAAGGCACAGTGCGAATCTACGGCGGCAAGGTAGTGGAGAACTTATGTCAAGCTCTAGCACGCTGTGTTATTGCTGAGCAAATGCTAAAGATATCTAAAAGATATCAGCCAGTTTTAACCGTGCATGATGCCGTGGCATGTGTAGTACCCGAAGCAGAGCGCGATGAAGCTATTAAATATGTGGATGAGTGCATGCGTTGGAAACCTAAATGGGCCGAGACACTACCTCTAGCGTGTGAGATTGGCGTAGGTAAAAACTACGGCGACTGCAGTAAGAAAATGTCTATTGAGAAATGGGGTTTGGTATGAGGGAAGTTACATTCTTTACCGACGACTACGGGGATCTTTGGAGGCACGTAGAGGGAGACACTTTCAGATTTTGGTACGACGCACCAAACAAAAAGATACATGCTCTTCTAATGTCATGGGGAATCTATGACGATTGGGGCGGCTTAAAGGAGAAACAAGCATGACACAAGATGAAATCAAAGAAATAATTGCCAAAGTTTATGGTGTTGTATGGACTAACAACGCACAACTTAGAGACTTGACTGCCTTTGCCAAACTGGTAGAAGAGCATGAGCGTGAATCTTGCGCTGAAAAGGCTTGGATTGCTTTGGTAAAACATGGTCAACCTTTGAATGTTAGACAAGATATAACAAATGCAATCAGAACAAGGGGACAAGCATGACATCAACAGGATACGAACCAACGTACACATGGTCTGAGGTGAAAAAGCAAATTGATTTAGCAATTGCTCTTGAGCGTGAGGCGTGTGCAAAGGTGGCTGACGAATACGCTAACGGGCTTGAGCGTAACTACTCTGAAATCATTGCTGACGCAATCAGAGCAAGGGGACAAGCATGAATTACACATGGTCGTATTCAAGCATCTCGCTGTTTCAGCAGTGCCCTCGCAAGTACCACAGGATGCGTATCGTCAAGGATATCGTCGAGCCACCACAGGAACACTTGCTTTACGGCACTGCAGTTCATAAGGCAGCAGAAGAATACGTGCGTGATGGTACTCCGATACCAGAAAAGTACGCTTATATCCAGCCGTTCTTAGACCCATTGAAAGCCTTGTCAGGTGAGAAGTTATGTGAGCATGAGATGGGCTTGACCAAGGACATGAAGCCCTGCGGATTCAGAGATAAAGATGTTTGGTTTCGTGGGATTGCTGACTTACTGGTTATTGATGGCGAGAAAGCACGCATCATTGATTACAAGACTAGCAAGAGCAGTCGGTACGCCGACAAGAAACAACTCGAACTGCTGTCCCTACTAACCTTTAGACACTTCCCGCAAGTCAAAACAATCAAGGCTGGTCTGATGTTCTTGGTTGTCAAAGACTTGGTTCGCGCCGAGTTCAATGCAGATCAACAAACTGATGCTTGGAGCAAGTGGATACCCGAGACAAATCAGCTAGAGAGTGCGATGATTACGGATGTTTGGAACCCTCGACCAAACTTCACCTGCCGTGGTTGGTGCCCTGTAACCGACTGCGAACACAACAGCAAGAAACTTTAGGAGTCCCTATGCCCTACGTCAATAAACCAAGACCATATAAACACGAATACGAAACATACGACGGCACGCCCGCCGTTAAGAAAAAAAGAGCCGAGCGCAACAAAGCACGGCGCATCATGGAAGAAGCAGGATTAGTTCACAAGGGAGATGGAAAAGATGTCGATCACAAAAAACCTCTTAGTAAAGGCGGAAAAACCACAAGATCAAACTTGCGCGTCAAGTCTGCAACAGACAATAGATCATATGCTCGCCGATCCGACCACGGGGTTAAATAAGGCAATAGAAGAGGCAAACACTAATGCTTTGCTGTATGGGTCTTCAATGATACAAATTGGACCCCCAAACACCACTATTACTGCTGGCCCATACATCACGCACATAGGCAAAAACGCCACTATAGGCAGAGCACTACCTCAAGGCTATCCACGACAAGTAAATCTTAGGAGCACCGACTTGGACAAACACCCAGCGTTTGAGTTAACCGTGGAACAACTTCGTGGGGCTTGGATGCTTGCGTATGGAACTCGTTGGATTTCTATGGAAACCCCTCTTGAAGACGACTATCTAAATGTTGTAGCTCAGCGCCTTGTTGCTTTGGGTGAAGTAGAGACTCACAATGTTATTGACCAGTATGCACCTATGGCTCGGATAAAGATATGAGTACGGACACACTGAGATACAAAGCAAAAGAACGCTACCAGTTTGGTTGGGCTGACCCAAAAGAACAAAATTGGGCGACGCGGTTTGAAGATTTAAAGACTACAGTGATAGGACACTTTGCTCGTAGTATGACAAACGACCAACTTAAAGCCGCATGGATTCTGGAGTACGGCGATCGCCCAATTACATTTCACGAGTTAAAGGAGAAATGGATACAAGACGAGTCTGGTGACGCGCGGTGCATTGCACAGGAAACCCACTATCGTGAGTTATTGATTGCGGAAAAAGATTTTTCTAGCAACTTCACAATTTATGCTATTAAAGACAAACTAAATGCAAGTAATTGACAACAAGTACCTACTGATTGAAACAGAAGAACCACAAAAGATTCTTTCTACGATTGCTAAAAGCACCGAAACTACTGATGGTTCAGTAGCTGTCCATTGGGGGTTGAAGGAAGCACAGATGTTAAAGATGCTTGGTTGGGATAGCGTGCCGTCCCCAATTGAGCGCGACTACAACTGGCCCGGACTTTTTAAACCGATGAATCACCAGAAGGAAACATCATCCTTTCTAACCTTGCACCCTCGCGCTTTCTGTTTTAACGAACAAGGCACTGGCAAGACTGCATCAGCTATCTGGGCATCAGACTATCTACTTGAGCAGGAATACATACGACGGGTACTGGTTATATGTCCTGTGTCCATCATGCAAGCCGCATGGCAAGCCGACTTGTTTAAATTTGCTGTCCATCGCCACGTAGATGTAGCACACGGAGACCGCAAGAAACGCAAGGCTATTGTTGAAGGCATCGCCGAGTATGTTGTCATTAACTATGACGGTGTGGCAATCGTTGAGGAAGAACTTAAGGCTGGTGGATTTGACCTTGTCATCATTGACGAAGCTAATGCGTACAAGAACCCAAGGACTGAACGATTTAAAACGTTGAGAAGGATCATCACTCCTGATACTTGGATATGGATGATGACAGGTACACCTGCAGCTCAATCACCACTAGATGCTTATGGTTTGGCAAAGCTATGCGTGCCGTCAAGAACCCCACATTTATATACATCGTTTCGTGATGTTGTTATGTATCAGATGACACGGTTTAAATGGATTCCAAAACCACAAGCTCAAAGTATTGTGCATAACTTACTACAACCTGCTATACGATTTGAGAAAAAAGATTGCATTGATTTGCCTGATGTGACACACACCTCACGATTTGCGCCGCTAACCCCACAACAATCTAAGTACTACAAAGACCTCAAGAAAGAGATGTTGATTGAAGCAGTTGGCGATGAAGTTTCTGCCGTAAATGCGGCGGCACAACTAAATAAGTTGCTCCAAATATCTTGTGGCGCTGTATACACCGATACTAAAAATGTAATTGAGTTTGATGCGTCCAGTAGATTAAACATTTTGTTAGAAGTTATTGAAGAAGCAAGTCATAAAGTTCTAGTATTTATACCTTTTACACATGCACTAAATCTAGTACAAGATTTCCTAACAAAAAATAAAGTGACGTCAGAGATAATCAATGGCTCTGTAAGCGTGTCAAAGCGTACCGATATATTTAAAAGGTTTCAAGAGTCCGATGAACCACGAGTACTTTTGATTCAACCGCAAGCGGCGGCACATGGGGTTACCCTAACTGCGGCGAACGTAATCGTGTGGTACGCTCCTGTCACGTCGATTGAAACATACCTGCAAGCAAACGCACGTATCGATCGGCCCGGACAGCGTAACCCCATGACAATCGTACATCTTGAAGGTAGTCCAGTAGAAACAAAACTCTACTCGATGCTGCAAAACAAATTGGACTTCCATAACAAGATTATTGATTTGTATAAAAATGAAATTAACTCTTGACAAAGTCAACAAATAGAGTATAATGATTTTTGTTGGTGGTGTGTAATGCGGGTTAGCGCCGTATTTACTTGAATTGTGCAAATACCAAGTAAGTTGAACCACACTGCTTTATGTGAACACATCACCAACACCTATAAAAAACAAATTGGAGTAAGAGTATGGAACAAGATGTTTCTATTGACAAAATCGTCGGCGCTTATATTAAGATTCGCGATTCAAAAGATACTATATACGCAAAGTATAAGGCTGATACTGCCGAGCTAGAAGAGCAGATGACTACCCTAAAGCAAAAGTTACTTGAGGTCTCTAAGGAGACTGGCGTTACTAGCTTTTCAACACCGCAGGGGACTGCGTATCGAACCGTCAAAGACCGCTATTGGACTAATGACTGGGAAAGCTTCTACACCTTTATGCGCGAGCACGAAGCAATGCAGTTGCTAGAAAAACGTATTCATCAGATGAATATGAAAGAGTTCTTAGAGAACAATCCTGAGAGCGAACCTATGGGCTTGAACATAGATCGCGAATATGAAATCACAATTCGGAGGAAGTAATGGACATTGAAGAATTAGCGTTCCGCAGGGAACGTGACGAAATGTTCTATCGAGAGCGTGCGGTAGATCAAGCACTTACTCTAATGAAAAGGGGTGTGCTAACCGAAGAGGTTGAAGACCTTCTTCACAACGCAAATGCTATATACAACTTTATTAAAGGAAATCCAAATGAGTAACGACCTCGCGCTCTTTAGCAACAATCTCCCCGACTACCTAAAGGAAGTCGGTCTCGACGACATGACCAAAGCGCTTGCTGGTAATACTGGCATGAAGCGCATCTCCATTCGTGGTGGTGTGTTCCGCATGATGGTCAGCGGCGAAGAGATTGCTAAGAATGAAAACCGTTCAATGAACATCGTCATTGTTAATGGTGCGACAAAAGTATCGCGTTCTTTCTATGCTGGCAAGTATGTTGCTGGCGAGACTTCACACCCTGACTGTTGGTCTAATGACGGCGACAAACCTGATGCAAGTATTGAGTATCCGCAGTCTTCTGCTTGTGAAGGCTGTGAACAAAACATCAAAGGTTCTGGTCAAGGCGATTCACGCGCTTGCCGTTACCAACAACGCTTGGCTGTTCTGTTAGCCGACGACGTTGCAGGCGATGTGTTCCAGTTGGTGTTACCCGCTAAGTCAATCTTTGGTCGTGGTGATGTAGACAAGATGCCGTTTCAACAATACGCTAAGTATGTCGGCGCACAAGGCAAGAGCATCAGCACTTTGGTAACAGAGATGCGTATGGATAGCGATAGCGATACTCCCAAGTTGACCTTCAAGCCCGTTCGTTTCTTATCCAAAGAAGAGTGGTTATCTGCTAAAGACAAAGGTGATAGCCCTGCCGCTAAAGCCGCTGTCGTGCAAACTCCATCACAAACTGATGGGCCTAAGAAGAAAGCGATTGCCGCACCCGCACCTAAAGCACAGGATGAAGAAATCATGCCTGAGCCAACAAAGCGCACCGCTAAGAAAAACGCCGAGCCCGCTCCTAAGAAGGAATTTAATGACGTGCTGAAACAGTGGACTGAAGACGAGTAATGGATAACAGAGGTTACGCAACTCGAATCGTTCGCGCCAACCAAGAAGCAAGTACAGAGAGCTCCGGCGTAAAGCTGGGGCGATTCTGTATTAAGAAAGATTATCCCGTTCGTGAAGTCGCTGAGTACTTTGGAGTTAGCCGCATGACAATCTATAAATGGTTCTCAGGCGATTGGATTCCACGTAAGGTACACGAAGCAAAAATTAACGAGATGCTTTCTAAGGTTGGATTTGTTCAGTAGCGTTTGGACGGGGCTCGCCGCGCCCCTCCGACGCATTTCTTAGAGGCGGCTATGACAAGAGCAGGGTTACTGTCGGCGGTGCTATCGCCTGACGGGTGGTACTGCGTGGTCGGTCTGAAGAAGACAGGTCACCCTCGGCAAATATTTGTTGAGGATATGCAGGGTGTAGAAGACGCCGTTCAAGATTTATTGGACGAGCAATTTGACGTCTATTTTGCTTGCGCAAAGTATGAAGAATCAGGTTCACGTACTAACGATAACGTGAAAAACATCAAGTCATTTTGGCTTGACATTGACTGCGGAACAGGTAAGCCATATGCGGATCAGTCTGAAGGACTAGAAGCGCTTAAAAGTTTTTGCAAAACCGTAGGGTTACCGAAGCCGACTGTAGTGAATTCAGGTCGAGGACTACATGTCTACTGGCCTTTGACCGCACCGATAGCCCGCAAGGAATGGGTGAATGCGGCTAAGCGTTTGAAAGTTTTATGTTCTGAAGAGGGCCTAGAGGCCGACCCTAGCCGCACGGCTGATGCCGCATCCATATTGAGGATGCCAGATACGTTTAACCACAAAGCCGAGCCGCCGTTAGAAGTAACGGTTATGGTGATGGGCAACGATATTTCGTTTGAGGATTTCAAAGACAAGCTAGGCGTGATGGACGAGACGCCTGACTATCTGCCTACATTTGCAGATGATATGACTAAGGCGCTGATGGGCAACCGACAGCACCGATTCCAAATCATAGTAGATAAGAACGTAAACGGAACAGGCTGTCTGCAGCTAGCTAGAGCTATCGCTGACCAGAAGATTTTAGATGAACCGCGCTGGCGTGCGACGTTGTCTATTGCTAAGTTCTGTACCGATATTGATACAGCTATCCATGATGTATCTAGAGATCATCCAGACTACAACCCTGATGCCACGATTGCTAAGGTTGAACTAATACGAGGACCTTATACATGCGAGTCGTGGGAGGCTATCAATCCGTCAGGGTGCGTAGGTTGCATACATAAAGGCAAAATCAAATCCCCTATCACGCTCGGCGCAGAGATTGCGGCGGCGCTACCCGAGGACAACAAGATTGAATATGTGGTTGAGGAAAAGACGGTTGTCTATGACGTCCCTGAGTACCCCTTTCCATATTTCAGAGGTAAGAACGGCGGCGTCTACCGCAAGTCAGATGACGAGGACGATCCCGAAGCCGACTTGATTTACGAGCATGACCTATATGTGGTCAAGCGATTGAAAGACCCGCAAGCGGGCGAAACAATTTGGATGCGTCTGCACACACCACGTGACGGCGTAAAAGAGTTTGCTTTGGCTGTAGTGGATTTATTAACGACAGATAAGTTGCGCGAAAGGCTGGCTTGGTTTGGCGTTGTGGCGCTGAAAAAACAAATGGACAACATCATGGCTTACATCGTTCGATCGGTGAAAGAGATGCAATACAAACAAGGAGCAGAAATTATGAGATCACAATTCGGCTGGACCGAGAAGAATCAATCATTCATTATTGGCGAGAAAGAAATCACCGCACAGGGCGACAAGTACAGCCCACCATCTAGCTACACCTCGGGGCTTGTAGATTGGTTTAATCCAGTCGGCTCTTACGAGGAATGGCAAAGCGTCGTGAATGCGTATGACCAGCCGGGGTTTGAGCCGCATGCCTTTGGGTTCTTTACTGCATTCGGTGCGCCGTTGATGCGCCACCTAAACCTCAAGGGTGCGATCGTCAACATGATTAACAACGAGTCTGGCACAGGTAAGACAACAGCAATCAAGGCTATGCACAGTGTGTTTGGGCACCCAGAAGAACTAATGTTGATCGAGCGAGATACCATGAATGTGCGCTTGCACCGACTGGGCGTTATGAACAACATGGGTTTAGGTTGCGACGAGATCACCAAGATGAAGGCAGACGACTTCTCTGACTTTGCCTATGCAGTTTCACAAGGCCGAGGCCGTGGGCGGATGAAGTCCAGTGAGAACTCTGAGCGTATTAATATGGCTAAGTGGCAGACTATCCTTCTCTGTTCTTCAAACGCATCTGCCGTAGATAAGCTTAAGTCCTTGAAGTCCACACCTGACGGTGAGCTTATGCGGGTAATTGAGTACCAAATCCCTGAGACTAAGCTGATGACTAAGCAAGAGGCTGATGAGTTGTATCCCAAACTGTACACAAACTATGGTCATGCAGGCCCTATTTACATGCGTGACTTGGTAGAAAACTTGGAAGAGCGCATCCTTGAAGTCAAACAGTTACAGCGCATCATCGACGAGCAGATGGGATTTACCAACCGCGAGCGGTTCTGGTCAGGTGTGGCGGCATGCAACCTAGCAGGTGCTTTGTTTGCCAAGCGTTTAGGAATTCACAGCATTAACGTCGGTCGTGTGCTCAAGTGGGCTACAGCTGAGTTTGGTCAGATGCGTTTGGAGAATAAGCCCCCAGTTACTACGCATGCTAGCGTGATCGGTGAATACTGGAGCGAGCACCGCCGCAATACTTTGGTTATTAATGATAAGGCGGACAAACGTACTGGGGTAGAGATGCTCCCTATCTTAGAACCACAAGGTGAACTTATTATCCGGATGGAGCCTGATACTAGGAAGCTATTTATTATCTGTAAGAAGTTGCGGACGTGGTGTGCTGAGCACCAGATAACAATTAAAGATGTGTTGTCCTCACTTACAAATGATGGCGTCTATGTTGGCATAGTGAAGAAGCGCATGGCTAAAGGCACGAAGATTAGTGGTATCCCACCTGTTGACGTCTTTGTATTTGATTGTTCGCAGGGAGATTTCTTAGACCCTGAAGCCTTTATGGGTACTTCAGATACGGACGAGGCCGACTCCGCCGATGAGGATAAATGACCTTGACTACAACATTAACTGGCGTAGGTTTAAGAGAGGCACGTCGTTCTTTATACCGTGCCTAAGAATAGAAGAAAGTAAAACCACAATCCGAGCCGTGACTAAGCGGCTTGGGTTTAGGGTGGCAATAAAGGTCGTCATCGAAGACGGCATCAAGGGACTACGCGTCTGGCGTAGGTGATTACTGTCCCAGCATTGGCAGGGTTTTGTACAGCATCTTCTTGTTGAGGCGTGCACCGATTGCTTCGGCCTCTGCATCACTCTCGGCGCGTTTGATTACAGTATTAAATACTGACTCTGGTGTAATAGCCATTCCCGGATATTTAGCTGAGAACTCAGCAGCTTTTTCTAAGCTAGTATCTAAAGTATCTGAGCCAAACTTAACGTCAAACCAGATGCGGTTCAAAATCTCGTCGTGACGGGCTTGTACTTTTTGATCGTATTCAACTGCTTGGAACGCTTTCTTCTGAGCCATAGCACGCTTCTCAGTTTGGAAACCTAGGGCCTCCATTGCAAGATTCCACGTACTGAACTCTTCTGCGTACATGTTGCCGACTACAACGCCCTTCTTGTTCGTAGCACCCTCGGTGCCAAGACGGATAGCAGTTGCTGGCTTAGACAGAATCGCTGGCGCAACAGTTTCAAACGCACGACCGACTTGACCTTCTTGGAATAGTTTCCATCCATCAGCCCAGTTAAACAGTAGCCCAATACCGGGGCCGAGGTTAGCAATTACTTCTTCTTTTAAAGACTCGCGCACGTCAGGAGAGAACTTACCATCACGGAACCAAAGGTTCTTTAAGTCCAAGCTAACACGATCAGCAAGTGCGGTGCCAGTAAGTGAAGAGGCCGCGCCACGGGTAATGACGTTAGCCATTGCTCTACCGAAGTCATCAGCATCTGCTACTTTCTGCGGATCGCCACCCATGTTCAGATACATAGACGAAGCCCACCCACCAAGCATATTTTCCATGCCGTTATAGAAATCATTCTGCCAGTTGATGAACTCGTCATCATCGTCATCATCGTTGAACATACGAACCAACGGGCCAAGCATCGAGAAGAACGGCATCGCTGTGATACCACCGTATAGAAACGCCATGCCTAGAATACCGGCAAGACGACGACGGCCTTCCTTGTACATCTCTTTGCGTTGGGTCTCCATTTCACCGATCTTGCGATTGATGTCTTCTGGGGTTAAGTCTTCATTCTTCTCTAGCTCTGTACGGAACTGAGCAATTTCACCTTTAGAGAATGGAGCACCCAAGGCTAGATAGAGGTTGCGCAGCACAACATACGTTGTTGTAATTGCATATTGTTTGAACTGCAGTAATACGTTGACGCCGGGCTTGGTAAAGATGCGCCCTTTCATTTGACGCGTATAGTCACCGAGAGTTAAGCCAGCAATGTCACCTGCGTCGGCAATAGCCGCCTCAAATGCTTCTTCGTCAGTAAGTTTGATTGGGTTGTCGTTTTGGTCACGTTGAACTACACCGCGAATGTCTTTTTTGTCCGAGTCTTTAAACTTGTCGTACGCCAGTTTGAATGCAGTCAGCATCGCTACTTCACGGTTCAGGCGTTCTGCTTGATGGAACATCGCCGCTAGTGCTTGCTTAACTGTGTTGGAACGACCCGTGTACATCGCCGACGGCTGCTCGCTCATGTTAAACACATCATGCGTAGAAGAGATATTCCACTGACCATCTTGGGTAAAACGTTCTGCCGCCCTGCGTTCTATCGGGTCCAAGTCTTTGCTATCAGTAATAGATGGAAATTCAATAGAAGAGAAAGCGCCAGTCATCATTGGGCTGATAGTGCGCTTAGTTGTAGTCCCAATATAGCGACCAAGGTTCTTCAACATTAACTTATTGGTTTCGGCGTAGCCATACTTACCGCCGATGTACGGCATGGTAATAGCTTGCATACCAATAATGTTTAACATAGCGCTGGCTGGTGCAGTCAGCATAAAGAAGAACGTCGACTCAGTAATTCGCCCAGCCATCTTAGCCCAAGCACTCTTATCCTCAATACCAAGCACTGTCTGAGCGCGTGCTTCTAACTCTCGCACGAAGTCACGATAGACAATCTGTTGCTCCACGGGGAGCTGATCTATGTATTTATCGGCGTTGTTGATGTTATTCATGAAGGGCTCAGCAAATTTAAAGCGAGCCTGTTGGTATGCGCTGTGAACCGAAGTCATTGCAAAGACGCGCAACATGTCAGCACTGGCGCCCTGAACCGCGCGGCGGTTAATAAACATCTTACGCATACTCTGCTGTGGAAGTAGCAAGTACACGAGTTGATTGATGCTGTCTTTAATCTCGCCCTTTAGTTGTGCAGGGTCAGCAGTGGTCATCTTGTCGACCATGTCGTTAATGTTTCTAAGGACAGTGGTAGTGTTAGCGTTGTGCGAATAGATAGATGAGATACCTTGACCTGCATACACAGTGTCTGCTAATTCTTGCTGTGTTTTATTGCCGTTCTGTAACTCGCGTCGGCGATCATTCAAAGCACGGCGTCTTTCTGACGCGCTCTCAAACATGTAGAACTCTTTGTTGTCGCCGTTACCAATTTGAAACCAGTAGTCACCGAAACGGCGCAACGGGAAATAAGGACGTGCTAGCTTATCGGGCCCAAACTGCTCATCAATTTCTTTAAGTAACTTGGCACGCTCGACGTTTGGTAGACCTTTAGTTTTGTCTTTCATGGCTTGCACCATGTCTTGCACAGACCGAGCGTAGAAGTCGCGGGCGTCACGATAGATTTCTTTGAACTCTGGAGTAAGGGTTTCCCACGCATCTTTCAAAGCGCTGTTAACTTTGTTTGCGTCATATCCATCGCCTTTGGGGTCGACTTCAATACCGCGTATCGTGACTTCAAGCATTAGTCTACCCATGAGGCGAGACTGCGCAGGGCTTTCACCCTGTGCTTTAGACCAACGCTTTGTTATGCCTTCTGGAGATTTGCTAAGGTCGCCATTTACTGGGCCGCTAATCTTATTGCCACGATAGGCAGTCATCTGTTCAACAATACCTACACTTGCTTCTAACTGCGGAAGAACACCGCGAGTCATATCTTTTAGTTGGCGCAGTTGTAGCACGGGCAATATGACTTTACGGGCGGAGCTTCCAGCCACATCAAAGATGATGTCTTTTAAATCTTTTATTGCGTCGGCTTTGTCAGGATGCCCGCTCATTAAATCGGATATACGCTCCTTGATATTTTTGCCGTCGCGCTCAGCAGTTTTCCATTCGTCAGGGTTACTGATTGGACCATTCCTATCTTTCTTAGCAAACAAGGGGCCGATTGGAAATACTTTAAATGGACGATTAGCGGAGAATATTTCGTTGACTTCTATTGCTGCTGCGCCTGCTAGGTTATCAACCCCAAGCAACTTCATGATGGCGTTAACAATACGAGAGAAGACACTAGCACCTTTAGCTTGATATTTAATGCTTTTAAGTTTGTCTTGGAATCCTTTGTTTGTCATCAATTCTGCAACAAACTCTGAAATGCTTTTAAGCCCGTACTCGCCCGCAGGTAAACGGTCTTTAGCGTAGCGATACATCTTTTGGAGTTCAGCAACCGCTTCTATCTGCCGCTTAGATAAACCATCTGGGCTACGAAGCGCAAACTCTGTGGCGGCGTGTACGATCTCATGCAATACAACACGATTTGATGTGCCAAAAGTTGGGTTTGGGTTGATGTTGATTACATCAAATGCAGGCAGGAAAAAGCCCGGCGCATTCATGTTAGGTACAAGCTCGCCAAAAACTTTTAGTACAGACTTAAACTCGCCCTCAATCGGTGCTTTGTTGTACTTGCCTTTGTCAAACTCGCGCAAGCCGTCCATGACTTGCTCAAGATTTTCTTCGCGGTCAAAGTTTTCAAAGTACTTTGTGTACAAGTCAGGGTACATCTGACGGATGTACGAGAACAAACGTGCCTGCTGTTGTGCAGTCTGGCGATCAATTTCTTTACGGAACAACTTACGCTGCTGCCCAAATACGATATTGACTGGTAAATCTAACTCTGCTAAACGCGTAGCTAATTCACGGGCAAAGCCTGATGTGTTCTGTGCCATAGCACGGAGAGCACCGTTGACGTCATTGTTTTCAATTGCCCTAACTACATCAGGATGCAGTGAGCTAGATGGTTTTACACCAGTCTCCGCAGTCTCCCAGCCTTTTGGACCTGCATATTGCGCCGACTCAAACGGCACAACATTATTTAATACCGCCGCAAGCGCCAACTTGATCTTCTTCTCGCGTGGCGAACGGGTACGCAGAGTATCGTAGTACGTAGCTGTCTCATCCATATAGGAGTTAAACGCGTCGGCAATGGCTTCACCATCGCTATTGAGCAAATACTCAGCATTCTTTGTAGATAGCGCCGCACTAGGGATTTCGTTAGCCGAAGGCTTTGCGTAGACATCGGTGTTTCCATGCACGCCGTAATACGCCTGATACCGCAAGTCATCAAACTTACGTAACCAATATTCAATGTTAGTGCCGTGGACTAGGCTTCCGGGAATTGCATTGATGCGGCGAATCTTGTTTGCAAGCAATTCATACTTGACGAGGAACGGAAACACCCGCTCATTCAGAGTACGTAGGTCGTTTTGACGGCGCATCTCCGCCAGACCTTGCATCATATCGGCGTCTTCTCTATCCTCTTCGGCCTCAAGTTGCGCCTCACGACGTGCAGTCATGTCGGTTACGTTATCTTCTCCTGCAAACAAAGCACCGGGTTCTGCAGGAAATTCTGCGGGTGGTTCGCCTCTAATTGCTTCACGATTACTAGCTGCAACCCATTTTCTTTTTGTTTCTGAAATTTCCTTGCTTAATTCATCCCAACGCTGGCGTTTGGGAGTGCCATTGTTTGGCAAATGCCCATTTTTCTTTAGTAGAGAAAGTTGTTCTTTTTCTAATGCTCTTACTAAATCTTGCAATAAATCTGGATTTTCGGGCTGTTTGTCTATTGCATAAATAGTTTTGCCTTGAGCCTCGGCTTGCCTTGCTTCTGCAAGATTTTTTACGGGGGCTATATCAACGGGGTGTCCATATTTTTTGGGGGTGGCAGAATAATATTCAACGTTACCCCACAATTCGTTTGTGTGCTCATTGATAAAGTCGTCGACAGTAATTTCATTCCCAAAAAGCTGCTTGTTATAAAACTTCCTTTGATTATCTATATATTCTGGCGTCAGCTTAGCAGTTTCTTGTTTTGTTTTGTGTTCTTCAACTAACTTATCAAACTCACGGTCGGCGGCATCAGATACATACTGATCTCTTTCACCTTGCTCAGCTAATGTATCAAGCGTGTTTTGTCTATATGAATCTAAGGCCGCGTCAAGATCGCCATTAAACTCAGGACTGTCTACTTGATCGATAGCGGCTTCAAAATTGGTCTTGGCAATTTCGCGGGCTTTATTTTTACGGGCTTCTTGGTCAGCCAACTTTGCATCTTCTTCGGCAATTAGCTCTTCATCAGTTTTCTTTGTAGTCGGCGCAGCTTCCTGCTTTGTTCCTGCAAACGGATCAACGATAGTTTGCTGTTGCTGTGCGGCTGGCGCAGGTGCAAAAATATCAGGAGGCTCTGGACCTTCTAATTGAGTTTCTTCTATAGGACCTGCTTGTATTGCAGCACGCTCGGCGTCTGTTTCCTTCTGTACTTTCTCACGGGCAATCCGTTCTTTACGCGCAGCAGGTGGCTCAAGGGCTTGGAGTTTGCTCTCAAGCGTGGCTTTCCAACCTTCGTAGTCGTCAACTAAAAACTCAGGGGCTTCACCAAACCGTTGCTCAGCCGCATCCATGCGAGCTTTAGCCTCATCTACTTTTGCTTTTAACCTAGTGAGTTCATCCTGTGCGGGAGGAACGGTCATGTTTTGCTGTGTTTGTTGCGTAAGCGCAGGCCCGGCAGCAAGGGATTGCTTTAATGCGTCGACTTCAATCTGTTCTTGCTTAGTACGGGCTGGCTTTTGCTCCAACTCAGTAATGCGCTGTTGTTTTTCTTCTTGTGCAAGCAGGGCATCCAAGTTTTTAATTTGTTGACCTTCGGGCGTACCCTCTAGTTCCATTTGTCGACGAGCTTGCGAACCTTCTCTAGCACCAGCAGCGGCACCTAATCCAGTAGCAGACAATGCGCCCATCGTGCCTGCGCCGACAGCACCACGGAACGTAGGTACATTAAACCCTTCACGTTGTTGTGCAATATTCTGTGCAACTTGTTCTTGAGCTTCTTGACCAAATTCTGTACCGGCCTCGGCACCGCCTGTAATAGCCGCTTGTTTATACGCCCCGCGTTTAGCCGCAGTTTTGGTAGCCTCTTGTGTAGCTTTTTCAACTGCTTCGCGTTGTAGGATATTTCCGGTCGAACGCCCCGCAATCTTTTGTGCTAGTTGACGGGCAACCACACCCTCTAAACCAGTAGCCGCGCTGATGCCGCCGATAGCGGTACCCATTAAGATTTGGTCTAAGTTATCGCCACCATAGGACTGCGCCAGTGCCGCACGCTTTTCAATCTGGTCTGGTGGTAACTTGGTATTGGTACTAAGTACTTCTTTTACCGCGTCATAGATAGAGCCCTTTACAGAGCCAGCACCCATAGCCGCACCAGTACCCGCGCCGATAGCAGTAGCCGCCATAGCGCCACCACGCAACAGAGTTGTTGCTAAACCACCAGCAATAACAGGCATCGCATTACCAAAGACGTTTGCCAGTAAATCAACTGGAGCAACTGAGAACGCCTTAACGCCAGCCAACACTTGGTCTGCAACGCCTTTATCTTCGGCGTCTTTCATGATGCGGCTGATCTCTTTAGAGTCCTTTTTGGACTGAGCGCTTAGTAAGTCGCCGACATAATCTTCGACACCACGCAAACCTTTGGAGACTGGGTTATCTGCACCGAGCGCGTCGGTCAACATACGCACGCCCTGAACTGCGCCCTTAGTAACTTGTAAGGGGACGTCGGCTATTTGGCGGAATCCAGACTGAGACTCTGGTGTCGGCTCAGGCTTTTCAAGCTTAAACCCAGCAGGAAGACTAAGGCCCCCCTGAGTCGGTGCTTCTAATTTGAACCCTTCTGGGAGGCTAACTGGCGACTGCTTCTCGAGCGTAAACCCTTCGGGTAATGGCATTATTGTGCTCCAACTGGTTTCCAAGTCTTCCCATTATCAGTGGAAACAATACGATCCTTACCGTTTGTTGCGTAAAGTGGTTGTGCCCCTCCTGCTGGCGCAGGTGTGTTAGCACCTTGCATCGCTGGGTGTGATGCTGGTAGTTTATACCCCGTTGCTGCTGCAACCTGCCTATCAAGTTCAGCAATCTTAGTTGCATCGCCTTTAGCGGCACGGTAGTCCTTAGACTTCATTAGTTTTTCTTGCGCAAACCGTTTAGCCGCTTCTATCTGCTCAGTAGACTCAACCTTAGTTTCAACACCTTGGTAGCCAGCGCTCTTACCTGCCATGTACTGGCGACGGGCTTCGGCTTTCTGTTTCTCTGGTGACCACTCTGGATGCTCTTGCACAATCTGTGGGAGCAACTCTGCTGGGCCAATAACATATTCTTTACTTCCTGCGCCCGCGCCACCCGCGCCAGCAGTAACTTTGTTTGCCGCCATTGTTTTAGCAATAGCATTAGCTGCGGCTGTCTTGGCTGCGGTAGCGTTTTTATCTGCCTCAAGGAGAGATTTCTGTCCAGAATCGTAAGCAGAACGAGACTCGTGATACAAGCCCATGCGTTCTTTGCGCTCGGCGTCTTTAAGTTTAAATTGGGCTTCAGACAAGTTTGCTTTGGCAAGTCTTTGATTTTTAGCGGCTTGGGCCATACCACCGCCAAACTCTGCTGCGCCACCAGCAAGACCACGAGCAGTTCCTCCGGGCTGAAGGATAGCTGGAATCGATTTAAAAGCGGCAGCGGCTTCATCTAAATTGCGTTCTTTGCCGAGTCCAGCAACCTGCTCGTCAATATTTTTGCCGTAATCTCCGTAAGGACTTGGGCCAGCAGCTTTTTGCGCCTCAGTCATGTAATCGCCTTGGAACTTCATGCGCTCATCTTTAGTTCCGGGTGTAACACCTTGATGCTGCGATAGGTAATCGATCAGTGCTAATTGACGGGCACTAAGCTGCGCTTGAAGTCGTGGGTCTGCTACGCGTGTAGCAAACATGGAAGACATATCAGGAGCTTCACCACCTTCACTGCTATCGACAACATCACCATCCTTAAACGCCAAAATGCCGCCACCAGCAGCACGGACTACACCATTTTGTACTTGAGGTGGAAGGGAGTTAAACGCACTACCGAGGCCGCGTTGGATTGAAGCATCTTCGCCGCTTTGTTGGATGGCATTGTTCTCCGCCATCTGTTTCTGTAACGCAAGCTGTGCATCTAGATCATGGCGTTGTTGCGCCATTTGCAATGACTTAGGTACCTGCTCTTTAGGCAGGAAGTTAGCAATACTCTTTACGTTTTCTTCGCTGGTTACAGAGCCACCGGGGGCATAAGAGTTCATTAACCCGCCTTCTTTGGCGCCTGCTAATTTGCTTAATCCATAAGCACCCATACCCAACGCACTTATATTTTGTACTCCAGTCGGTGGGGCTTGGTAGACCTGAGACTGAGTGTTCATGCCCATTGGGGTGCCACGAACCAAGTTAGCCATGTAACTAAGTTGCTGGTATGGGTAGTTTTTCTGAGTAAGGAAGTCTTGATACCCAACGTCCAAACCTCTTTGCTCTTGAGCTTGCTGCTGCCCACCGATTTGATTTTGTAGCCCAAGCGCCTGAATGTTCTGTCCAAAGCCTTGGTTGTATTGGTTTTGTGCATTGCCAAATGCGGTATCTAGCCCTTGACCATAGATTTGGCTAAGTCCTGTGTTGCGGTTACGCTCATTCTCAGCTTGCATCAACGCCTGACGCCCGCCACCAAACGCGCCTGCCTGAGTAGCCTGCGCGTTAGCATTCATTCCACTGATGTCATATTGTCGATTAGCTTCAGCAAGTCGTGGGGCCAGAATCTGGTTCATGTACGGGTTCATGTACCCGCCAACATCTTGTTGAAACCCTGCTGGCCCAGTCTGAATATTTGCCGCACCAGTTTGCGCTTGGTTTTGTAGCCCGCTAAATCCTGCTATACGATTACCACCATACGATTGGTATGGGTTTTGAGAAATATCTGTTACCGCCTTACCTTTAGACAGCACGTCCTGTGCATATGGTTTAGCCCAATCTGGTAAATCTTGAGTTTGGGTAGTAGCAGACGTAGTATTAGATGGCTGTGCAGGTGCAGAACTTCCACCACCCCCAAGGATTAAGCCGCCGTCGGCTTTGCGATAGGTTGCGGAATCCCCTAACGGTTCTCCGAATGCTTCTAGTTGACGACGTGAATAGCTCATGGCTGCTCCAAAATTTTCGTGAATAACTTATCAGTTAACTTATAACCAAGGTATTCAAACAAACGCGAATTATCCATGTGAATTTTTGTGTGCATAATCATGCGATTCACACCTTCTTTTTTGAGCTCGTCTTCAGCAAATTGGAAAAGACGGATTCCTACACGGCCCTTACGATACTCCTTCTTTAGAAAATAGATATCTTCAAAAGCCGTTGTACATGACTTGTAATGCAAATGAGGCTGCACGATAAATATCGCATAGCCAATAAGAGCATTATCCTCTCTAACTGTTATACAACGCAACATATTAGCAATATGCAGTCGACCATATGCTTCGTAATCGGGCATAAGGGGAAAGTCCTTAGTAACACACAATTCGTCGTAGTGTTCGGGCAGGATTTCTCTTAGAGCCTCAATAAACTCGGCGGGGTCTTCAGATTGGTAAGTTGTTGTCATGCTGGCAAATACTTATCTGCCCTAGTGTTTTTAGCAACTTTATCTTTACCTACGGTTTTACCACGAGCGGCTTGAATTCTGTCCATCATTGCATACAGTTTACGAGCCCCGGCTTCAGTAGAGCCATTGCCAATTTCAGAAACTATACGTGCAGGCACCACAAATTCACCGTCGGCTAAACGTGCAGGTTGCTTTTTGCCAATTACAGCAGGAATCGAATCAGATACGCCATCCCCCGGCCCGCGAAGTAAGCGCCCACCATCAGAATAGCCACCCAAGTTATATTGTGCATCGGAGAGTCCCCCCATAGCCAAACCTTGCATACCACTAAGCCCTTTTGTCATTCCAGCTTTATGGGTGTCTCGAATTTCTCTTTCCCTCTCAATAGCACGCATAGTAGAAATGTCGTTCTTTTCTTGCGCTTTAGCGTATGCCGCCTCAAGAGAATCATCTAGCGTTGTTCTGTATGGGTCTTCTTGCGCATCACCGCCACCAGCCATATGGTGTTTAAAGTATGGGGACAAACCACCACGGGCTTCACCGCCTCCATCACCGCCGCTACCAGAACTACCACTTCCGCCGTCACCAGAAGCTGACCCACTACCTTCCCCACCAGTATCACTGCCCATACCATTAGAGCCTTCGCCAGCAACGCCAGCGACGCCAGCGGCAGAGCCCAACCCAGTTGCAGCAGCAACATCACTATTGGAGTCCAACCCGTTTACTGCATTGCCTGAATTTACGCTTGTAGAAGATAAAGCAGACATAGCGGCATCCGCAATCGCTGCCGCTACAGGAGAAACAGATTGATTAGATAGGGCATAGCCAATATCTCCAATGACTGAGCCCGTCGGGGAACCATTATTAGAAGATGTAGTTGCAGAGGTAACATCGGAACTACCGCTGACAGGCTCATAAGGAGTTCCACCACCAGCATAACCCATCAAACCGCCGCCTGCCGCTTTTGCTGCGGGATAACCCGGATATAGATTTGCTGCCTCTTGATCTGAGAGCGCTGTATATGATGGATTGAAATAAGTGTTCTCTACACCCTTAGCACCTGCCGCTGGAGTCGGCGTTACCATTCCGGGACTAAATCTGTAATGCGGTACAGACTGCTGTTTTCCAGCCGTAGACGCGGGTAAAGTTAATCCGTTTGTTTTTAAACCTTCAGCAGCAACAGGGGCCAAGGCAGCGGCGCCTAATTTAGCCAAACCCATGTAACTGCCACCACCAACTGCTTTTAGCTTGGACGGATCATCAAATGCAGACTTAGCACCTTGATACATCGCATCTAAACCAGTAGGAGCAGGTGCCGCTTGTGCCATAGATTGCGTCATGGCGTTATCACGGATAGGTTGAATTTGTTCTGGCGTAAGTGCTTGTAGTTGATTTTGGGGCGTCAACGCGTTTTCCATCTGCGCCCGTGTAAGGTCGGTACGTCCAACGAGTGAATTTTCAGCCGCTTTTTGTCCTACTTCTTGGTTAGCCATCTCTAAATTACGCGCTGACACCGCTTGTTTTTCCGCTTCTTCCGCTGCCTGAGTAGCGGCATTTGCTGTAGTTGTTCCCGCTTCTGAAGTACCAAGACTTCCTAACCCGCTAGCTAATCCAGCGCCACCATAAGCGCCGAGTCCAGCCATCAAGCCACCCATTAACCCTTTATTTGGATTCATTAGGTAACTGCCACCGCCGACGATCAGGCCAGCCATCAAGGGATTAGGAACACCCATAGCCATTAATCCTGCACCTGCAACCATAGGCAGGATAGAAGACAAAAAGCCCGCTTCGGGCAGTCCAGTATGTGGGTTTATAGTTAGTTGGCCCCCGTGCGTCATAGCCAAAGTGTTAAGGTTTTTAACCTCGTCACGAGACATGTGGACGAGTACATCGTCGGGTCCGCGACCTTTAGACGCTAAATGTTGGGCAGCAAGTTGTAGGCTCATTTTTGCCTCGTAGATGGGGGGTTAATCGAGTTTATCATGCCTTAACCCTTAGCGGGTAGCTTGTTGCGACTCCACCAGATGTATCGTAGTAAACATCACCTGAGCGTAAAGTAGCAAAATTTGCTTGTGTCGGCATATACTTTAAATCCAAGTTAATGGAAGTAGCACCAATCGGTCCGGGGTTAGTTAGTTGCGTAAAAAATAACCGCAAAATACTGTTTAGTTGGTCTTGAAACTGCCGTTGATATTCTTCTGGAGCTAACGGTAGGTTCGGCGGGGTTACGTTTAGTTGTGCCATTAGCGACGTCCATCCGGTCTGATGTCAATACGAGGAGCACCCAACTGCCATGTCGTTCCGACTTGATTAGAGGAAATCTTCATAGCCATCTGGCGACCGCGCACCCGCGTATAGACTTGACCTGTAAATTGGTCTACCGTGTATGTACCGACGCGAGATACATTGGCGTAGCTTGTGCCACCAACCGACTGGTTAGCTGCTTCGTTGGTGTTGTTGTACCCAGAGCCAGAGTTCTGCATGGGCAGAAGATAGAACGTAACTTTCGGAGTAGTCCCAGTAGTAGACGAGCCACGGAACGTAAGGTCGGGCAGTAAACGCCAAATAAATCCAAAGTTGTTTCCATCTCCAATATCAAACTCGGATGAGGTAATGTACGCCTCGATAGGGAGCGTTGTTCCTGTAGTGTTGTCATCAATACCGTACTCGTGATATACAAGATTATTGGCGTAAGTTGCAGCAACAGGGTTTGTAATTAGCCCAGAATCCAGCCATGCTGTTCTAGCCATCGTGCCGTAAGCCCAGACATCCTCGGCGTAGTTATACGTCACGTAGCGGTCAATAGTTGTAGAGTTAGCGGAACAATAGAACCACCAGACTTCATTAAAGCCTTCGTTAGTACCAGCAAAGAACTGTGCTTGTTGGTCTAGGTTAATATCACCATAAATGAACTGACGCAAATCACAGCGCAAAGTCTGCACCCGTCCGTCGTATTTATAGAACTTGTCTACACCCATCCAGTAAATAACGCCCGACGCAATGATGGCAGTGTTATATCCGGCTAGGGAGATGTTGTCGCCTAAGAGTTGTGAACCCCAGACGTACGGCGCTCCGAGGTACTGTAAGGAGTACAGAGAAGTATCTGTAAATACAACAATCTCTTGGCGAGTTTGCACTGCGGTAAGAATCTGTGAGCCATGCGATAGGCGGATGAATCCAGCTTGGTTAGTAACCGCTGGTGTCCAGTTTGTAACAGACTCTTGGTCAGACCAACGAATCAACATAGGGTCTAAATCGCCACCGCCATAAGGCGTACAACCAAACGCAATAGTAAATCTGCTGGCATCCGAGACCATTACGTTATTTACGTAATCAGGAACATTTGACGCCCCATACATGGATGTAACAGGGATACCGTGTTGGTATATGGTCTGCGTGCCTGACTGGGTTCCAGTCAATACGATTAAGTCCCCGCCGTATGTGGCAGATATATTGAAAGAATTAGATGCGAAGTTGTTTACATAGTATGTCGTACCAATAGACATCCCAGTCGGCACGGTTCCAGTACTAACTATCTGAATAGCCGTAGCATTAGTCAAAGTGCTGATGGTTGTAAACGTCGCTGGGGTATAAATCGTGATAGTCCCAGAACCTGTAGTAGTCAAGTTGATAGCCGCACCACCAACGGTCGTCGCAAGTTGCGCTGTAGCTGCAACAGGGTTAATTATGTAGTAGACAGTGCCAGCCACTAAAGGTGAAGGCAGAGAAACAGTTGATGTAAATTTAACAGGCGTTCCAGCCGCAATAGCCGTGGAGAACGTGATGTATTCTGTACCTATAGTAACGGCAGAAACAGTCTGCGAGTTGATATTTATACTGACACTAAGTCCAGTTGGGGTAACGTAAGCATTCCAGTAGTAAAGTGGGCCACCACGATAACCAAAGATTAAATCTTGACCGAAGTTGTTTTGATACCAGATACGAGCAGGAGCAACACTAGCCTGACCTGAACCCCAAGAACCTGAACCCCAAGAACCCGCGCCCCAGCCAGTTAGGGGCTGTGATGAGTCATATCCAATAGGGATTTCATAGTTGGTATTAACTGTTGTGCCGCCGTTACCTGTGTCATACACACCAGCCGCGACTGAGGTAGTAATAGTGAATGAGTTAGCATCAACTTTAGTAATAGCAAAACTGTTGTTTAATACCGCCGCAGTTAACCCACTATTTACATACAAAGAGAAAGTTCCAGTACCAGCAGAGGATGTAGAAATAGCTGCACCACCAAGTGTGTTGGTGAAGTTAACCGTAGTACCAGATACAACCTTGATGTAATACTGTGTATTCTCAGCCAATCCTGTAGGAAGCGTGCCACCCGAAGATACAGTAAGAATAACTGGAGTGTTAGCGGCAAGTGCCGTAGTCAATACAAAGTTAGTCGCTGTAGACCTAGTAAATGTCTGGGTACTTAGAGCCACTGCACCAAGGAAGTTAACGTAATCCCCTGTCGCGCATCCATGTGCCGAACTAGTAACAGTTACTGTTGTTGAGCCATTTGTTGCTGCAAATGGACCACTAAGCGTTACAAAAGATCGAATCGGCGTAATGTCGTTATATGCGCCACCCTGCTCTACATAAAACTTTAAGTAAGTGCCCACTCCGACGTAGACTATCCCGCTTAGGGAAGCCCATGACCAAAGAGAGCGGCATGTGCCTGAGTATGTATAGCCAGAAATCCTTGACCAGCCACCGATTTTCTCAGGCGTGCCTTGGCGGAAACGAATTTTGTCGCAGTCATACCACCCACCCTCGTTGGTGTAACGGGTGTTTTCCTTGTTTACACCGGGCTTGAGTAGTAGTTTCTGTAATGGCATATTACTTTGTATGATATTCGGTTTCTGTCCAAATGCCGGGTTTGTATTTTCCTTCTGGCTTATAAATTGTCAACTCTTGCTGGCGCATCTCAGGTGCAAACGATATGTGCATCCACCGACCATACTCGTGAATCATCTGGTCAAACTCAATTCCAGCCTTTAAAACAAGCTGACATAGTTCGTAAGGAGTATGAGCAGAAGAAGAGCAGTCAATAGCCCAACCGTCCATGTGGCTGGATATCTTAGAACCACCAACAGCCA